ATGCTCACCATCAAGCAGATCGACGCGGCAAAGCCGAAAGATAAACCGTACCGGCTGCTCGACAGCAACGGGCTGTACCTTTATGTGCCGGTTACCGGAAAGAAGGTCTGGCAGTTGCGTTACAAGCTCGATGGTAAAGAGAAGGTGCTGACGGTAGGCAAATATCCGCTCATGTCATTGCAGGAAGCCAGAGACAAGGCGTGGCTTGCCAAAAAGGATGTGTCTGTCGGGGTAGATCCGGTAAAGGCTAAAAAGCTGTCAGTAAAAGATAACTCTTTCGGATCCATATATCAGGAATGGTACGAGCACAAAAAACAGGTATGGTCAGAGGTATACAGCACAGAACTGTCACGCATGTTTCAGGATGACATTCTGCCGTTGATTGGTTGGATGGAGATTCACGAGATAGAGCCGATGCAGATACTGGGAGTGATCCGCAGGTTCGAAGACCGTGGGGCAATGGAGCGGGCCAATAAGGCGCGGCGGCGGTGCGGGGAAGTATTCAGGTATGCGATAGTTACCGGGCGAGCGAAGTATAACCCGGCCCCTGACCTTGCTGATGCAATGAAGGGATACCGGAAGAAGAACTATCCTTTCCTTCCGGCTGATCAGATACCAGCCTTCAATAAGGCGCTTTCTGGTTTCTCTGGCAGCATCGTTTCACGCATAGCAACGCAGGTTTTGCAGTACACAGCGCTCAGAACTAAAGAACTACGGTCCATGCAATGGGTGAACGTCGATTTTGAAACCAGGACGATTATGATTTCCGAAGAGGTGATGAAAGGACGCCGCCCTCACCTTGTACCAATGTCAGATCAGGTTTCATCCCTGCTTGAGACTTTAAAACCGGTTACTCAGCCGATATCAAGATTCGTGTTCGCCGGGCGCAATGATAAAACAAAGCCGATCAGTGAGAACGCCGTATTGCTGGTTATTCGCCAGATAGGATATGAAGGGCTGGCAAGTGGTCACGGTTTCAGGCATCAGTTCAGTACAATAATGAACGAGCATGAGTGGCCTGCAGATGCCATTGAGAAGCAACTGGCGCACGCTAACAGCGGTTCTATACGTGGGATATACAACCACGCTCAGTACATGGATAAGCGCCGGGAGATGATGCAGTGGTGGGCCGACTGGATTGATGAGAAGGTATCATAGGTAAGCGCCACAAATCCTTGCAAACCGATGCAAAGATTTGTGCATCCATCTCTTGCATAAATTAAAAACTTCCAAATCTGTATTTATTGGCTCTAATAAATTTAATTTACCCCTGATCACATCACCTATTGGATCTAATCAAGGAATACTCCTATATCAAAAAGTGTATAATCGCCATTCTCTATAACAAAATCATATCCTCCAACCGCTGGGTATTGGCAAAAAAAAGGAAGCACGATGCGCAGGTCTACAATCATAGGAGCAATAGCTATTGTTTCTCTATGGATGGTAACGGCAATAACTTTATATAATTACAACTACGGATCACCATCAGACAAGAGCCACTGGAACCTGCGGTGGGAGAACAATGAGGCAGCAAGTCATTTTTTCAATACGCTGAAACGCTATGACACGCTTCCTTTTAGCAAACACTATTTCGCTGTTGGTCGCCCTTGCACTGTTCTGAGCACGCCTTGCATTGACACAAAAGGGCCATCATCACACGAGTCGGCTATCGTACCGTCTCCTAGAATAAATTATGATGCTGTATACACATCATTTCCACCTGGCGCTATGATCATAGCGTATGTCGTAATCAAAACTGCATCTTTAGCGTCTGGAATACCTATATCATTGGAGATGTTGCAATGGGTAAATATGTTATTTTGGCTTATCTCGGTAATCCTCACATATTTAGCTATTTCACTAATAACAAAAAAATCAAAATATAGCGCAGCAATATCTTTTCTGTCAGTCATCCCAATGATGTTTGCAGTTGAGCCATTGCACTCACACCAGATATCAATGTGGGCCCATCAAACATTCCAAATATTTTCATCAGCGGCATTACTTTTATTAGCTATCGGGATAAACAGAAAAACTGTTATAGTGCTTGGAGTGTTGTCTGCAGTAGCTTGCTGGGTTGAGTGGACAGCATACCTGATGTGCGTAGCGGTATTTTTTGTGGTGCTTATTAGCGATATAAAAAATAAATCTGGCTATAAAAACACCATTATCTATTCCGGCATAGCCATCCTTGGAGGTCTGACTCTGTTGTGGTACTACTCGTTCATGGTAGGCCTTGGTCCTTACTTCAAAGAGCTTTCTAACAGAGCTGCATCACGTAGTCTAGAGGTTGCATATGTTGGTTGGAATGACTGGTGGTTATCAGTTTATCAGTCATACGGCCCATGGTTGATATCATCAGTCATCATGTTTGTTGCATCACTTTTTGTCAAAAAAAGCGATTCTTTCAGCAAAGGTAACTATATCTCTGCATACATTCTTATTGCGGTTGTTGGCATTATGCTGATAGAGAACATAGCCATGTTTGAACACGCGATAATTTACACATTCGACAGGCTTAAGATAGGTTTTTTGATAGCACTTCTTTTCGCGTTGTCGGCAATGAGGATGGAAAAAGCAGGGAGGTCTTCATTTATTCTTATTGCTGTCATCTGCGTACTGGCATCAATGTTCAGCCTTAACCAATACCTTGAATATTACCCAAGATACTGGAAGTAATTAAAAGCGGCCATCAGGCCGCTTTTATCTCTACTCAGCGAATAGCTTTCCACCTCCATGCTGGCGCAGTACCTGTATATCTAATGGCTATCTGCTCTCCAACATCAATGGTGAACTCGCCACTTTTAAACCCTGTGTCCTCTCCATTTATGAAGATAGTAGTAGTTCCAAGAGCAAGGTAAACAAAAACCCTCTGCAATTGTCCTGTTTTGTTTTGATAGGCTATGTCTGTGGTTGGAACTGCTGGATTTGGTTGGTCTGGATAAAAACCAGTAACAATTGATTTGTCATATCCATGCGTCGGACCAAAAAACTTTCCAGTATATAGATTTGAATATACTCTACCAAGTCTTATATCATCAATTAGAACGGCCTTTTTATCACCCTGCTCAATGTTTAATACATAACTGTCTGCTGGCTCAGCATCAGCATCTGGATCTCTGATATCGACAAACGGGGAAATAAACCTAATCTTTTCCAGGTGAATATCTCTGCTGTGTATTCCATAATGGATATTTTCCATATCCAGAGATGTAAATACTATATTGTGATTATTTGCAGATACAGCTCCGAAATATAATCCATATTTAGCGTTTGATATACTTCCACCATTCCATGTTGTGAACTGGACCTTATTCATTTCTACGGCTTTTCCGTAGTTGGGGTAACCAGTAACAACTACGTTATTAAGTGTGCAATCAAACATCCAGTTTAGTTTAAGGACAATTCTGTCATCTGTAATAGTGCCAATTCTGGTATCAGATGAGAAATGGACCTGATCAAAGCTCCAGTTACCAAAATTGTCTGAGAAGTCCTCAAGTCCGAATATAATTGCTGCACCGGAGAGAGGTGATGCTGATAACCCTACTCGGCTAATTTTACCCTGGAAACAGTCTGGACCTGTTGGACCTTTCGTATTGTAAAAGTGTATAGCATTGGACTCGGTTGCACTTGAATACAGCACGCTCTCATAGGCTCCATCTCCGTACAATTCACCAAAGTTTCTGGTAGGAGATATATTCAGATCAAACAATATGCGTTCAACAGAGCGGTATTTTCCTCGTGGAATATAACCATTCATGTTTTCTGACAGCATCTTGTTTACGAATTTGTTAATAGGCCTCGTATTATCATCATCATGGACGCGTGTAGAACCATACCATAGGATATTTACCTTGCTTCCAGAGGTGCAACGAACCCATGCACCTTTGCCGGTAGGTGATGTTTCACCTACTTTATCTAACCAATTGTCGCGTCCAGCCAGAGAACCATCCCATGGAACAGTAGGGCTTACTATAAAAGCTCCGTCATGTTTACTCTTTTCCATGTCTGGATCATAAATGAAATGTCCGCCACCATATGGACGGTAATTACCAGTAGCATCAACCGCCCACCCATCAAACATAGACATCACGTTTACAGTCAACTTCCGGTCAGGAATGAAACCATAGAGATCGTGAACTGCTTGAATCGTGGATTTGTTGAGCCTTTCTTCTACTGTACTATTACCAATACCAATGAGAGCTGCGCCACCTGGTGAAGACAAATCCTGCCTTAACTGATCAGGGTCGTATTTCAGTATGTTTTGAAAGTAGAATTGCTGAACACCCGCGGAGTCATATACAGACATAGCATATCCCTCAACGGTAACAAACTTTGCAATCTGTCCGTTATAAACAGGATATCCGCCGGCATTGATGATAATTGGCTGAGCCACTGGTACGTGTGATCCATCCTCGTTCTCCAGATAGACCTGCACATAGTTATCGGGATCAGTCATCTCGCCAGGTGGCGTATCTATTTTTGAAATGTATATTTTGCCATTAAAGTTAGCTTTAAATGATCTTGCTAAGGTGAATAATTGAGATGGCATACTTACAACGATATTTGCTGTAATATCTGACATTTACTTTTCTCCTGGCGCATCAATGCTGCACAAAATAAAAATTGCACAGAGTTGCGTTAAGGTAGGTTATAGTTGTTTAAAAGACAGGAGGATTTATGGAAAGAGACTTGTTGAACTTTGCTTTATTGCTTTGCGGGATCGTTGTTGGCAAGTTGCTATTCGCTTAACGCCTCTGATTTCGAGCCCTGAGCAAATGAGTTAACAGCCCGCTCGACATCGGATAACGCCTTCTCAAATGCTGTTGAACCACGTGGAGTGTTAGCCAGGCGAAGCATTGCGTTTCGCGCCGGTTCGCTCTCATACATTCTCGCCAGCAATCCATACCCACCACCAACTCCAACGAGTGCCGGGTTAGTTGCAGATCCGATACCTAAAATGAATGGTATTGTTTGCTGACCAGTTGGGGTGGTTACTCCAGCCTGACCTGCTCGCTTGGTTGATTCCAGATAGTTTTTCAGACCTTTCAGATATGCAGCATCTCGACCTTTAAAGGTAATTCCTGTCTGGTTGGACATCATGTTTACCTGGCGAAGAAACTGGTCAGGAGAACCTCCAGATTTCTCCATAGCCTTTCCGATAATTCCGTTACGCATTTGAGCGCGACCTACCTGGCCAACTGACCGATACAGGTTTTGAACCTCAGACTTGTTCTTGCTGAACAGCATGTTGTTGACCACTTCAGGGGTTAGGTCTCCTTTCTGAAGAACTGTCTTCAGCCTGGTGTTTTTAAGCTTGTCAGCTTCATTAGCCCAAATTGCGTCAGCTTGTTTTAGCTTGTTTACTGTCTCATTACCAAGTGACTGTCCTACAGCCTGATGCATATCCTGAGTTAGAGCATTGTAGACACGGTTAACTGCAGCCTCTGACTTGTTCATGAACTTAACACGCTCACCCTTGACATCCTGCCTAAACTGAGTTCTGAGGTCTCTAAGCAGCCTGAAATCCACATTTCCGCTATCGAGCTCATTGCGATACGCCTGCAATTTAGAAATAGTTTCAGCGTCGGATACGGTTCCAAGGCGCTGCATATTTGCTAACTCGTCATCAATCTGCTGAATTGCCCTGGATGGCTGCACATTAAGATTACCAATTTGGCTTTCGACATTTTGAATGCGACTCCCTGCCGCATGCCTAATTCCTGATGCTTTTGATTTCAGGCTGCCAACCACAATAGACGGATCGTATTCACCAAAGCGTGATGCAAACTCATCAACCAACTGACTACGGGCTTCTTGCTGGTTAGCTCGCATAGTGCTTGTGCCAGCAAATGGGATGTTTTCAGCTGTAGTTTGAGCCATGCGGCCGACGCGTGAATTTGGCTGCAAAACGTCAGTAGTATGTAGCGGTACATCAGCAGCGTTAGCGAACTGAATGGCCTGCTGCGCTTCTGGTGCGATCGTCCCGCGCACGCCACGATAAGCAGCGCCAGCAGCACGACCTAACTGGTTAATAGCGCCACCCAATACAACACCGGTACCAAGATCTGTAGCCAGCGCTTCTGGATTATCACGTTCACTATTTGCAGCAAGTGAACCAACGGCGTTTTCAGCCAGTAACCGTGATGCACCTTGAGCTACGCGCCCAGCAATCGACGGAGCCTGAGCCGCCAATCTCTCAGCACCAACAGGAGTCAAATATGGCAGCGCTTCAGATAAAATTTTACCTTCTGTAGTCTGGGGAGTAAGCGTACCCTGTTGCAATCCAAAGTCCTGCTCAAGCCCTTGTGTAGTGACACGAGGCGCTGGGTGATAAGTACCGTCACCAATACCAAGCTTCTGACCAGCCCATGCCCCAGCGCTGGCTACCGCATCAGCCATTGATGCCGGGATATTTGCCAGATTAACGCCAGCCTGTAGCAATCCACGGCCTGTTTCTGCGGCCGCATTGCCAAGGTCAGATATGAAGCCACCTTGTTGCTGTTGCTGAGCAGGTTCTTTTTGCTGTTGTGCTGGCTGTTGAGTCGTTGGAGGTGGATAAGCAGCATAGAAAGCCTGTTTAGCCTGTTCCGCATCGTTTCCGGCTTGCGGAGCTACTACTTCATTGAAGTATTGCTCCTGAGCCTGTGCTTTCTGCTCTGGTGCTAATGCCTGGTACTGTTGAGAGGCAATAACGTCTTTCCATGCCTTAGCCATTAATCACCCCATAAAGACTGGTAGCCATTTTGCTGTTGTGGTTGTTGCGCTGCCGGTGCTACCGGCTCCTGGTAGTCAAACTGCTTCTTCACAGTCCCCAGTTTGCTTTCTAACTGAGTGCGAATTTTACCTATTGACGATCTAAACGCGTCCTCGCTCATCTTTGGACTAAGAGCGCCAACAGCATCAGATAATTTTTTACCTTCAGCGTCAGACAATGCACCCATGCCTTTTAGGCTTGCTACCATAGGTAAGAACGTCTGCGCCTTGAAGGTATCAAGACGGGCCTCGAAGTTTGCAGCATCAGAACCTGGTACCGTTGGAAAGGCAGATCTGACCCCTACCGCCTTTGACAATCCTGGGCTTTTTTCAATCTCACCAAGAGAATCAAGCGCCGTACTGAACGTATCAACCGCACCCTGCGCAGCAGCCTGTCTGTCAGATTTTGCTATTTCTGCCTTCTGGCGAACATCGGCCTGCTTCTGCTTCAGCTCGTCCAGTTTTATCTGGTTGGTTTCTCTTGCGATTTGACGATCAAGAACCTTATCCTGAAGTTCTGCTCTCTGAATCTCACGGGAAAGCGCGGCGTTCTGAGCGCTGATGTTTTGCCCGCGGACGGTGATATCCTGACCGCGTTGCTGAAGAGCTTCACCAGCCTGATTGCTGCGGATTGTCTCATCAATCTTCTGCTGATTCTGCTGAGTCTCGAATTGCTTATCCATGGGCAGAGTAGCCAGTCGAGTTGCATTGAGGAGGCTATTAAAACGCTGCGGGTCTTGTTGATACAACTGTGCGGCCTGTTCCTGAGAAACGCCGAGACTTGATAGAGCAGGGCCGTTTTTCTGGATAGCTGACTGCACTGCCTGAGGGTTGCCACTTGCGGCAGCAACAGAAAGGTCATTCAATGCACCATGAACAAATGACGCGTGCTCAGCGCTCTGGATGCCGATTTCCTGCTGAATGTTCTGTGCAAACTCCGGAAACTGCCGACGCAGCGCTGGCAACTGATCTGGTGTTGCGCTCTCAATTGCAGCATAGAAATCCTGACGTCGCTGATTGTCTCTCTGTGCTTGCTGGTTTTGCATTTGCGAAGTGATGACTTGCTGCTGCCCAATGCGATTCTGCGTTTCCTGAAGAGCCTCCCTGCGGAAGTCTGGTATCATGGTGTCGTAATAGTTGATAGGAGCTCCAAGCCCCTGCAATCCACCAAATTGAGCCATCAGAACAACCCTCCACCCATCATTCCGCCAAACATGCCAGTAAACTGGTTAACATCAGACGCTGCACCGTTATTAATGCTGCTGTTTGCGCTGGCTGCCACTTGCCAAGGAAGAGCGGCCTTTCCTGCCATGATCTGGCCTTTCTGCTGGTACATACCAGCCATGTTGTTACCCTGACCAATGGCGTAGTTGCCGAGCGCGTTTGCCGCCTCAGCCCCAAATCCTGACAGTCCCATCAGCTGTGCATACATGTTCTGTTGCTGGTTTGTCATATCAGCAAGATAGTTTTGCCCGAGGGTTGGGGCGATAGACGCCAGCATATTACCAGTTGCTGTTGAACCAAGTCCGCCTGTAGCTTCTGCTGCATTCAGACCGCTATAGCGAGCCTGATCATTCAGCATCTGATACTCTCTGGAATTAAAATAATCAGACAGGAGTTTGTTTCTGTCTATCGGCTGTCCGGCAATGGCCTGCAATCCGGCCAGACCAGTACGACCCGCACTTTCATAAGGAGTCATCCATTCGACAGCATCTGCATATCCCTGTCTCGCCTGGTCCATGGCTCTGTCCTGATACTTCTGCTGCTGCTTGGCTGCTTTATTGGCTCCAATACCGCCAATCACACCAGATACAGCACCGCCGATACCACTAATTGCACCGCCCATGATATTCTCCCGGCTCGCGCCACATAATAAAAAAGGCGCTTTCGCGCCCGTCGGTAGTTGTTAATGTTTCTGTTGTTCGTCCACCGAATCCCATTCGCCTGGCGTAGTTGCACACCTTCGGTCGGTCCGTGAGAATGACGGCGCGCAGCCGGTTCATTCCGAACAGTTTCAGAATGTCCGCGCCAGCATCACGGCACTCACTCCATCGCCTCTTATCCATCGCGATATGAATATCGAAATACCCATGCTGTGGAACCAGAGCAAACACACAGCATCCATTCCAGAGGAAATAATCTGCCCCCGGATCAACCCACGATTCCACACCCCACAGGCGCATTAATCCCTGACCGGTGAGAGCATCAATTTTTGTGATCATGATTACTGTTCCGCTATTATCTTGATGGTCGTAGCAGTGAATGCCGCGCCGTTTGCCTGAATAGTGATAGTGCTACCGTTTGTGGCAAGGAATCCGCCTTGATCGACGCTGAAGAACGTTGCTAAGAGAATGTTGTCCGTTGTCGTGGCGGCGTTACGGCTGGCTACCAGCGTGTCAGGTACAGCACCGGAGAAGGTAAGTTGCATTGACCGGTTTGTCGTGCCACCAGGGTAACTGCCGATCATCGACAGCTTAAAGTTAAGCGTCTTGTTCTCGTTAAAAACTGTCAGCTTGTCTGTGGTTGTGTTGAAGAACGGGGTTAATGTTCCTGATGATGGAGTCAATGCCTTGAGCATCGTGATCAGGTTTGTTGGGGTTGTAGGTATTGCCTGAGATATGCCAGTGTAAACAACCTCAGATTTCTTGCGAGTCGTGGCATACTCAAGAGCATCAATGCGAGTTTCATGATCAGAGACCTGTATTTCAAGACTGTCTACACGGGCATCAAGCGATGATATATCGCTTTCATTCTGGGTAATCCTCGCCTCATGGTCTGCGAGAGTAACCTCTGCGGCACTAATCCGAGTTTCATGATCGGCTAGCGTGACTTCTGCTGCTGATATGCGCTGCTCGTGGTTTTCCAGGGTAACGTCCTGCTCATCGTTTTTAACCTGCGCATCGTATGCGCCCTGCCCAGCTTCGTTGGCCTTACCTGCAATAGCACCAACATCAGTACCCTGAGCGATGACATAAAGCAGGTATGACTGACTGAAAACATTGCGAGGAAGGATTGAAGCATCAAGACGAGTAGCCTGGATAATGACTGGTGTATTAAGTGACGGATCTGCCATTACTCAATCCTTATCTGACACCCAGATAGAGTTACTGGTGATTTGGTGATTACCCGCATCTTGAAACCAATAATTCGGCGTATGCGTCCAATTCGTTTCCAGATAACTCGCTTGTCATAAACGAATGGCTCGTTCTGTTCAATCATCTGCTCTCGGCCATAGTTAATTCCGTCAGTAGTGGCAGACAGAAACAGGCGATCAGCGTATTGCGCCACACCAGTTGAGGATTCAACCTCAAGATCGAATACGCGGGCATTGTCGGCTTTGAAGAGCGGAGTAAACAGGAGGTGCTCCTGCTGCTTTTCGTACTGGCTGCTGATATCAAACTGCAGTTGGCCTTTAATCGCTTCCAGCTTGTCACCGCATGTGATTTGGTTGCCTTCGTACATGAAGTCGATAGCACGGTATACATCATCGTAAAAACCGGTTTTCAGTACGCACCATTGCGGTCCGTTCTGGCTTGATGATGCGTCGTATACCAGCACATGCCGCGTTAGATGGATTATTAGCAATTCATGAGAGTCGAATCGCAAAGTTTCCATCATGCCATATGCCAATTCATCAGCAGTGTATGAGCGAATAATTTTCTCAATAGTTGCCGTAGCTATTGGGGATGCCTGTCCAGATCCAATCAGGTAAACCGAAGGCGCACCGGTTGCCGGGTGGCTGATAAACGCATATGAGTCAGAGAATGGAGTTTTGCAGTATGTGCCGGCGATCCCCTTCTGCACCATCAGAGATGGCTGCGCCACATAAAGCGCTGCGCCAACTGTAGTTGTCCCTGTCAGAGAAAAATACTCAATGGTTGATGACCCAAAGCAGACGATAAAGTCTCGCCATGTACCTATACCGATAATTCCATCAGGCTGTGATTCAGCTCGATACTCAGCGCTGTACCTGTCAGGATGTGATTCATCTTCAAGATCAGATTGAATCGCCACGGGTTTAACAGACACCTCAGAGTCATTTAAGATGGCTTAAAGAGAGGTGCCCATGAGCGGTAAGCGTTATCCCGAAGAGTTTAAAATTGAAGCAGTCAAACAGGTTGTTGATCGCGGTTATTCTGTTGCCAGCGTTGCAACACGTCTCGATATCACCACCCACAGCCTTTACGCCTGGATAAAGAAGTACGGTCCGGATTCTTCCACTAATAAAGAAGAGTCAGATGCTCAGGCCGAGATCCGCCGTCTCCAGAAAGAGCTGAAGCGGGTTACCGACGAACGGGACATATTAAAAAAAGCCGCGGCGTACTTCGCAAAGCTGTCCGACTGAGGTACGCCTTTATCCGTGACAACACCTGTTGCTGGCCTGTTCGCCTGCTCTGTCGGGTGCTGGATGTTCATCCCAGTGGTTTTTACGCCTGGCTTCAGCAGCCGCATTCACAACGCCATCAGGCAGACCTGAGACTGACAGGACAGATTAAACAGTTCTGGCTGGAATCGGGATGCGTCTATGGTTATCGCAAAATCCATCTGGATCTGCGGGACAGCGGGCAACAGTGCGGAGTGAACAGAGTCTGGCGACTGATGAAACGTGTCGGGATAAAGGCTCAGGTCGGATACCGGAGCCCGCGGGCACGTAAAGGCGAGGCCAGTATCGTGTCGCCCAACAGGCTCCAGCGACAGTTCAACCCGGATGCTCCGGATGAGCGTTGGGTAACGGACATAACCTACATCAGGACCCACGAAGGCTGGCTGTATCTTGCCGTGGTTGTTGATCTGTTCTCACGCAAAATTATCGGCTGGTCCATGCAATCCCGGATGACAAAGGACATTGTCCTGAACGCACTGCTGATGGCTGTATGGCGGCGTAATCCCCAAAAACAGGTGCTGGTTCATTCGGATCAGGGCAGTCAGTACACAAGCCATGAGTGGCAGTCGTTCCTGAAATCACACGGCCTGGAGGGCAGCATGAGCCGTCGCGGTAACTGCCATGATAATGCGGTTGCAGAAAGCTTTTTCCAGTTGTTGAAACGCGAACGGATAAAGAAAAAGATCTACGGAACGCGGGAAGAAGCCCGCAGCGATATTTTTGATTACATCGAAATGTTTTATAACAGTAAGCGTCGGCATGGTTCTAGCGATCAGATGTCACCGACAGAATATGAAAACCAGTATTATCAACGGCTCGGAAGTGTCTAGATTATCCGTGGCGATTCAAAAGTCTGAAACAGGACGAACCATCATGAAAGTAACCCACAACGGCAAGCAGTACCACGCATCAAAACTCAACGACAACGAGTGGCAACTCTCATCAGTCGATAAACCTCGCGAGAAAATCACAATGAACCGCTGGCAGATGCACATTGCCGGGTTATTGCAGCAGGTGGAGGGTAAATCATGATTAATCACAACATGCTCAGAGCGGCGCAGAGCAAAGCGGTAATCGCTCGTTACCTGGGTGATTCGGTTATGTGGATGTCAGCCTACAACGATATGAAGGCGGCAATTGGTTTTCCATGGTACAGGAAGTGAATATGGATCCGTTATATAAATGGCTTGTAAGCGGTGAATATCTTCCTGAGTTCATGCGTGGCTTTCACAGTCAGAAAGATGTGTTCAAAGCCATGCATAACACCATTAAGAACGCCGACGAAAATGGCAACCCGCGTGATGGTCATATTTATGTGGTTGATACATTCCTTTGGTATATGGCCCGCTGCGGATACACGCTGCAAAAATCACGGAAAAAAGTCACTTTCAAAGATATGCAAGATGATATTGACCATTTCAAAAGAGAAATGACAGACGCCTTCTCAAAGATGCTATCTGATAAGTAAATACTAAATTACCCCCCACCCCCCCCCTACTCGTCCGGCTATCGCAGACGGGCAGCGCACAACAAAATTTCAGGAGAGACCATGAGTGAAGCAACGGATCTAGTCGTTATCGAAAAATCGAGTGCAATGGCTGTATTCACCAATAACGAGCAACTCGATCCCATCATTGAAAAAATCGAGAAAGAAGCTCGTAGCCTGGTACCAGATGTCACAACCAAAAAAGGCCGTGATGCTATCGCGTCGATGGCTCACAAGGTTGCGCGCTCCAAAACGTATATCGACAACGCAGGTAAAGACCTGGTAGCTGAACTGAAAGCGCTGCCTAAGCAGATTGATGAGAGCCGTCGAATTGTGCGTGAACGCCTGGACGCGTTGAAAGATGAAGTGCGCCGACCACTAACGGAATGGGAAGCAGAGCAGGAGCGAATTAAGGCAGAGGAAGCCGCCAAGATTAAAGCTGAGGAAGACCGGAAGCAATTCGAATCCGATCATGAAATTGCTTTGCTTATGAACGACGCATTTGACCGTGAATTGGCAGAGAAGAAAGCGGAAGCTGAGCGCCAACGCATTGCCCATGAAGAAGAGTTAAAGCGTCAGGCAGCAGAGCAGGCCAAGCGCGAGGCCGAAGAGAAAGCTGCGGCTGAACTGGCGGCGACGAAGAAACGCGAAGAGGATGCGATTGCAGCAAAAGCTCAGGCTGAATTACTGGCTAAGCAAGCGCAGGAACGCGCAGAGCAGGAAGCTAAATACGCCGCGGCGAAAGCTGAAGCAGAGAAGAAAGCAGCCGTTGAAGCGGAACGGCGTAAAGCTCAGGAAGAAGCTGATCGCATTAAACGTGAAGCTGAACAGAAAGAAGCGGTCCGTTTGGCAGAAGAGAAGCGCATCGCTGACGAAAAGGCAAAGCGAGAAGCAGATGTTAAGCACCGCAAGGCTGTTGGCACTGAAATCGTTAACGCACTCACCGCTAATACCAGCATCTCACGCGCCCAAGCTATCGAAGTCCTGAAGGCGTTGATGGATGGCCTAGTACCGAGAACACAAATTAACTACTGAGGTGCATATGAAACTGAAACTTAAATATGACCACGCTCATGGATATCTGGACAGCCAGCGCAATCAGGTATTGGAGCTTGATGGTGTGACGCTTGATGGGACAGTAGACACACGAGAAGTTCTCCCGCAGTTGGACGGCGCTGTAGTACTCGAATGGCTTACTGAGCAGGGTTATGTAATCACACATCAGGAGCAAGCGGCATGAGCGTTGCAGAGCGATGGGATGATAATGCTTTCATCCGGCTGATGGCTGATGTGATCGGAGACGTGGAAGCAGAAGACGACGAGCCGGTTAACCTGGCTGCTGAGCGACAGAATCCGATTATCAGCATGGCCGAATTTGCGGGGGATTTTACATGAATCTGGATCAGTTAGATGCGCCATTTGCCAGTGAAGATATTGAATGGCGCATTCAGCAGGCGGGGAAAAATAATAACGGCATCTGGGCAAAAGTGCTGGCCTACGTAACCAACAGGGCAATCATGAAGCGCCTTGATGAGGTATGTGGTAAGGCTGGATGGCGTAACGAGTATCGCGATATCCCGAACAATGGAGGGGTTGAGTGCGGTATTTCCATCAAAGTTGATGGCGAGTGGATCACCAAGTGGGACGCAGCCGAAAACACGCAGGTAGAAGCAGTTAAGGGTGGGCGCTCAGGAGCTATGAAGCGGGCAGCTGTCCAGTGGGGTATCGGGCGTTACCTCTACAACCTGGAGGAAGGCTTCGCCATTGTATCGGCACAGCGGGCACCAGGATTCCATTACGCCAAGTCAAAAGAGGCTGGCGTGTTTTACTGGAAACCGCCTTCCCTTCCAGCCTGGGCATTACCTGAAGGATCAGTTGTTCATCAGCCAGAACCGCAGTCACCAGAGCAAATCAACGAGTCAGAACTACCTCAAGACGTGGATGCTGACAAGGTGCTCGCCGATTTCTCCCAATATGCCAGCAAAGAAAACGACGGCGTGAAATTGAAAGCTCGTTATGAAGAAACGTGGAAGTTGTTAAGCGGATTTGCTGAGCATCAGGCTAAATGCAAAGACGTAACCGGCATTCGAATCAGAGAACTAAAACAGGCGGCATAACCGCCTCTCCTATCTAACAGCGGGCGGCATCGCCGTTATCGATATGACTCCTGAAACTATCCTCAGCATTCTGCGCAAGGACGCGCGGAACAATATCACTGCGTTCCACAGATGGAAAACTTCAGTAGGCGCACTAAGCCACTCAGAAGGAATCACCCTCAATTACCACGAGCCATATTACGAGGGGTGGGCTCCTAACTTAGAGATGCAACAAACATTTATCTCAGGCCAGGCGCTGGCTCAGATACAACAACACCTGATTGCTGAGGAATGGGGAAACGGAACGATCGGCGGCTGCGTATATCGCCTTAAGGAGAACCAATGAGCGAACTTTGGCAACCGTGGGAAAACCTGTTCCTGCATGAAGTTGGCAGAACTATGCCGGTATCGGTTATCGCAGAAAAGCTTGAGCGTTCAGAATCGGCAGTCACTCGCCAGGCATCACGTATCGGCGCACCACTTATCAGCAGGATGACCGGCAAGCCATGGACGGCAGCCGAGCTATATCTGTTCGGTCGATTCTCAGTGGAAGAAATAGCAACAGCAACCGGTCGCTCTATTTACTCAGTCAGAAGCAAACGTAACTCACTGGCACGCTCCGGAGGATTAACCATGCGTGAATGGACTGCATGTGAACTGGCCGCACTTATGCGCTACACCAACGCAGAAGTAGCAGAGATTACTGGTAGGAGTATCGAAGAGGTCGGAGATAAACGACTACAGGTGAATATCGAGCGCAATGGCTGGGATGTAAATAACCCTGAGCGGGAGGATGAATGACTGATTATACCGGCAGCAACACGCCAGCAGAACAGCGTGATTTATGGCGAACTCCACCTGCATTGTTCGCTGCACTGGATGCTGAGTTCTGCTTTCAACTTGACGCAGCCGCAGCGCCGCATAACGCGCTGTGCCGTAAGTTCATCACCGCCGAGCAGAACACGCTGGAAACACCGTGGACTGATTACCTGAGCATTCCAGGCTACGTCTGGCTCAATCCACCTTATAGCGACATCACGCCGTTCGTGAAAAAGGCCGCAGACGAGAGCGCCAATCAGATCGGCGCGGTGATGCTGGTACCGGCAGACACTTCGGTTGGCTGGTTCAAAGAGGCAATCAAGACGGCCAGCGAAGTACGCTTCATTACCGCTGGACGGCTGGCATTTATCAACCCGGTCACCGGTAAGCCAGTATCGGGAAATAATAAAGGTTCGATGCTTATCATCTGGCGACCGTACCCGCGTACACACTGCCACTTCGCAACTGTGGAACGGGACGAACTAATGGCTTTTGGAGCTAAACTTCTCGCCCGCCGGGAGGCAGCATGACGCTAACCAAACGAATCACAAGGTCGCTATGTCGGCCTTTTTTATTGCTGGCGTTCACCCTCAACCGAATTAACCGACAGTTCATGGAGCACTAAATATGAGCGAAAAATTACGAATTGAACTTGGCGATATGTACGTCGTCACCGGGTCTGCACATGACCTGATTCTTAACGAGAAGAAGATTTCCAAGGAAGGAAAAAACGCCGGTCAGGAAGTGCTTTCTCGCCTTGGTTACTACAGCAAGTTTGAGCATCTGGTACGAGAACTAATGCACAAAGAAATCCTGGAATCTGAAGCGCAGACACTCACCGAATTACGCGACCACATCTATCAACTCAGCGAGAGGCTGGGTAAGGCTGTTGGACTATGACAGCCGAACTAATCGATCAGGCCAGCGCTCTCGAAGAGATGATGCGCGAAAACGCTATTCAGGCTCACAGACTCAACCACTCAGCAGTATCAGCAACGCACTGTGAGGAATGCGGCGATCCGCTAATTCCTGAGCGTAGAGATGCGTTTCCTGGCTGTAAGAAGTGCGTTAGTTGTCAGGAAGATGAAGAAAAGCGGAATCGGAGGATGTGATGGGACAAGCAATTTTAGACATGTGTTGCGGATCACGCATGTTCTGGTTTGATAAGCAGGACGAGCGCGCCGTTTTTACAGACATTCGCGCCGAGCAACATACTCTTTGCGACGGTCGAAAGTTGGTAATAAGCCCTGACTTGATTGCTGACTTCCGCGCACTGCCATTTGCTGACGACTCTTTCCCGGTCGTTGTGTTTGACCCTCCACACCTGGAGCGAATTGGCGACAACGCCTGGATGGGTAAAAAGTACGGGCGTCTCAACAAGGAAACATGGCGTGATGATTTGGGAGCCGGGTTCAAAGAGGCTTTCCGCGTGTTGTGGCCAAACGGCGTGCTCATCTTCAAATGGAACGAAACGCAGATACCGGTTAGCCAGATTTTAGCGCTCACAGACGTAAGGCCAATTATCGGTCAGCGCACTGGTAAGAGCGACAAGACCCACTGGATTATCTTCATTAAAGGGGAGTCCAATGTTCCAGCTAATTCAACGGGGTCAGATTTACGCTGACCAGCACGGTTGGCCCGTCATCATTCACAGCTGCACATCACAGATAGTCCGCTACTGGAGACAGGGCCGGATCAACATCTCATCAATCGACCGCTTTAATAACGACTTCGAGCACCTCGACCCACACGAGGCGGCACAGATACGTGCAGAACTTGAAACAGCAGAACACTTAAAACGCCTCCGCGCTATGCGGGAGGCATGAGGAGGAGGAATGTCACCTTATTATCGGTACGTGAAAATAGTCTTATCTGTAATTCTCTTTAGTTGTGCATACGGGATATTTATCCCATCACTTATTTCCATGAAAGACAATGCATCGGTTGCGCTTGGGATAATCCTTGCTTTTACCGTTCCCCCTTGCATCTACGCAATTTTAAAATCTCCTAAAAAGAAGGATATATGATGAAGAAGTTAATTATGGCTTTCGTTTTTGCTTTTACAGCGTTTGGACTTGTAGGGTGCGATCGAGTTGAGCCTGGTAATGTAGGAATAAAGGTGAACAAGCTTGGCGACGACAAGGGAGTTGGTGAGGTTGTTGGTGTTGGTCGTTACTGGACCGGATGGAACACAGAGGTTTATATCTTCCCAACGTTCAAGCAGATGAAAACCTATGAAGATGCCTTTAACTTCCAAATGAGTGATGGCACAACGATCGGCTATCACATTGGCGTTGCCTACAAAGTTGACCCAACCAAAGTAACCACAGTCTTTCAAACATACCGTAAAGGGGTTGACGACATCACTGATACAGACCTTCGCCAGAAAATTGCCGACTCACTGAACCGGCTGGCAAGCCGAATGAGTACGGATAAATTTATCGATGGAGGGAAAGCCGATCTTCTCACCAATGCTTTAAAAGAAATTCAGGATGAAATGGGCCCTATCGGCATTCAGGTAGTAAGCCTGTCATATGTTGGCAAGCCAGAGTACCCGCCGACAGTGATTGATAGCATCAACGCAAAAGTTACCGCCAACCAAAAGACTCTTCAACGAGAGCAGGAAGTAAAGCAGCGCGAGGCTGAGGCTAACATGCTTCGTGCGGAAGCTGATGGTCAGGCTGACGCGAAGTTAAAGCTTGCTGAGGCAGAGGCTAAATCAATCAAGATTCGTGGTGATGCGCTGCGTCAGAATCCTGAGGTTATGCAACTCGAGGCTATCAATAAATGGAACGGGACACTTCCCCAGTACATGACTAGCGGATCAAGCACACCATTCATTCAAGTTAAGTAACACACAACTGATAGCCAGTTATGAGCTGGCTATTGGGTGCGAAAGCACTGCCACGTTATCCCCCATTTGCCCTCCATTGTGAGGGCATTCTTTTTGCCTGGCTTCCAGGTTAGATTTCCAAACCGGAGATGAAACCCATGCAACACCAATTACAGCCCGATTCACTGGTTGATCTGAAATTCATCATGGCAGATACTGGTTTCGGAAAGACCTTCATCTATGACCGCATCAAAGACGGCACCCTGCCAAAAAGCAAACTCATCCATGGTCGCGCGCGCTGGCTATATAGTGAACACTGCGAGTTCAAACAAAAGCTCCTGAACCGCCACGATGGGTAA